GAATATTTATATTACCACCTAAAGATGGAACAGATAAAGATAAAAAAGAAAGCTAGAACTATACCATTTGGTTTTAAGCAATCTGAAGATCCAGAATATCTGGAACCAATTAAAGAAGAATTAGATGCTCTTAGACAAGCAAAAGAATATTCAAAGACTTGCTCACTAAGAGAGACAGCATCTTGGCTACATAGAAAAACAGGAAGATACATATCACATGTCGGACTTAGAAAAAGACTTGCAAGAAATAGCACCACCGAAACCGAAGAAAGTAGTTCAACAGAAAGCCAAGAAGTCAGTTAAACAGATACTAGCTCGTAGTCGTAAGAAAGTAGCTAAAGCAGAACAAACTCTACGTTCTGCAAAGATGTCAGCAGAAAATACCAAGAAGAAGCTGTTAACTATTGATAAAGCTCTAACTGGTAAAGAGACACAGGTACTTACAGAAGACATAATCGAGAGTGCTCCAAAGAATGTTAAGGAGCACATAGAACAGCAAGATGTAATCTTTAAGCCTAATTCAGGCCCACAGACACAGTTTCTTGCAGCTTCAGAAAGAGAAGTGTTTTATGGTGGAGCAAGAGGCGGTGGTAAATCATATGCGATGCTAGTTGATCCGCTTCGTTATTGCTCCTATGCTAATCACAGAGCACTCCTAGTGAGGAGGACTATGCCTGAGTTAAGAGACTTAATTCAAAAGTCTCAGCTATTATACTCAAAGGCATTTCCTAATGCAAAATGGAGAGAACAAGAAAAAGAGTGGCGATTCCCATCAGGGGCAAAGATAGAGTTTGGTTACGCAGAGAACATGACAGACGTATTACGTTACCAAGGTCAATCATACACATGGATAGGAATAGACGAACTTCCACAATATCCTTCGCCAGATATATATAATTTTCTCAGATCTTCTCTTAGATCAGTAGATAAAGATATACCTGTATATTTAAGAGCAACAGGTAATCCAGGGAATGTTGGTTCTCAATGGGTTCGAGAAATGTTTGTAGAACCTGCGGAACCAAATACAGCTTTTAATGTAGGGATAGATACACCCAATGGAAAGAAGTATATAACTAGAAGATTCATTCCAGCTAAGTTACAAGATAATCCTTATCTAATGCAAACAGATGATTACTATATCATGCTTGCATCTTTACCTGAAGTACAACGTAAACAGTTTCTAGATGGAGATTGGGATGCTTATGAAGACTCAGCTTTTCCAGAATTTAATAAAACAACCCATGTGGTTGAACCTTTTGAGATACCTAGAGGGTGGTATAAGTTTCGTGCTGCTGACTGGGGTTATTCTTCTCCTGCTTGTGTTCTATGGTTCGCTGTTGATTACAATAATAATCTATGGATTTATAGAGAACTATATACTAAGAAAGTCACAGCAGATTACTTTGCAAGACAAGTAATTAGTTTAGAGCAAGGAGAACATATACATTACGGAGTCTTAGACTCTAGTACATGGGCAAAGAGAGGTGATGTAGGCCCTAGCATTGCAGAGACAATGATACAGCAGGGATGCCGTTGGAGGCCCTCAGATAGATCACCCAAGAGTAGAATTAATGGTAAACTCGAAGTACATAAAAGATTAAGAGTTACAGATGAAGAACCAGGTATTAGAATATTTAAAACCTGTAGAAATTTAATTAGAACTATGGGTATGCTACCAACAGATGATAGAAACCCAGAAGATGTAGATACTAATGCTGAAGACCACGCATACGATGCATTAAGATATGGATGTATGAGTAGACCAACACATCCTAAATATGCAGAAAGATTTAGAACATTCTTTAGACAGAATGACTTTCATGCAGCAGATGATAAATTTGGATATTAATATGAATAGAATTACAAGACAAATACTACAGCATATCAATTCTATAGATAGAAAAGTAAAACAAATAAATCTATCAAAGCATTTAAAGAGAGAAGTAGATATTGGTGCTAATGGTACACAAAGCTATATAATTAAGCAAGGTACTAATAAAGGAAAAGTTATACATGCCTTTAAATAAAAAAGGTAAAAAAATTAAATCATCCATGACTAAAAGATATGGAAAGAAGAAAGGTGAATCTATATTTTATGCAATGGAAAATTCTGGTAAATTAAAAGGTGTCAAAAAGAAAACTTCCAGAAATAAATAAAAAAAATTTTCCTTACGATTTAGTTATCGCTTACTGGGAAGATATTGTTGGGTCATGTGAATGGTCTGATATACCAGATATAAAAAAATCTAAGACAGCAGTATGTTGTAGCTTTGGATGGTTAGTAGAACAGAATAGCAAGACAACTGTTATCATGGCAGATTTTATATTTGAAGATAATGGAGTAATAAAACAAGGTGGTGGACACACAGTTATACCCACTAAGAATATACTTAAAATTAAAAAAGTAAAAATATAACAGGAGACAGCAATGGAAATGAAATTTGATCCAAAAGCTAAAGTTAAACAAGGTCAGTTAAGTGATGCACCTGAAGGCAAACAGCCTAACAGGCCACACAATACTATTGACTTTTCTCAACATGCACCTAGAAAGTACGAAGAGTATGACTATGATCCAAACATCCCAACTAAATCTGGATCAGAGCATGTAGAAGATTCATTGTTTACAATGGCTGACGAAAAAGACTATTAATGAGTCTTGGCCCTAAAAGCAATTTTATACCTGTAGTATATGCAGGTACAAGAAAAAAGAAATACAATAAGAAAAATGGAAAAAGAAAAACAACTAAACAAAGATCTAAAAAAAGCTGAACTTAAAAAAGATGCAGCACTAGCTGAAGATCCAAGTGTGCTTAAACAAATTAAAATAGGTTTAGGTTTTAGAAAGGATCAAGGTTTAGCTGTATTAAAAGATAAGTCAAAAAAACTTTTAAATAAAGGTAAGAATAAAGTTTACGGAGTAACAGATTTATTAAAAAATAAAATAGACTAGGAGGACAACAACTATGATGAAAAGATATATGGAAGGAGAACTTGCACCTGATGCACCTAAAAGACCAAATGAACCTATGGAGTTCAGTGGTGGATACAGTGGCCCTAAGTTAGGCCCTGATGTAGAAGGTAAAGCTAAGAAAGCTAATAACAAAGTAGATCCTGCAATCTTTAGAATGGCTGAAGAAAGAGATTACTAATGGCTGACAATTTTTACGCAGACACAAGTTCAAAAGCAGAAGATAATCTTAAATACGAAGACAACAAAAGAATGAAACAAGTTGAAACTTTTGCTGGCTTAGTAGATAGAAAAATGAATATGGGTGCTGCTGTAGATATTGATGATCTTCAACTTTTATCTAGCGAATATTTAAAACTCAAAGAAAAAGGAGTTGATGTATCAGGTCTAGATAATAAGATTAATAGTATTAAAAAAAATTATAAGATTAATCAGAAGATAAAAGAAAAAGGTAAAGATCCACTTCAAGAAAGATTAGGCAAAGAAAAAGAAGCATAAAATATGGATGAAGAAAAAAAAGATAATGGCGGCTACGAAGCCGAGGGTAATGCTTTAGTAGGGTATATACGAGAAAAATTTCAACAAGCTGAGACATCAAAAATATATGATGAAAAAAGATGGTTGAAAGCGTATAGAAATTATAGAGGATTATACGGCCCAGAAACTGCATTTAGAGAAAATGAAAAGTCTAGAGTATTTGTAAAGATTACAAAGACTAAAGTTCTTGCTTCATTTGGTCAAATCATTGAAGTATTATTTTCACAAGGTAAGTTTCCACTAGGTGTATCACCTACATCTGTGCCAGAAGATATTGCACAAAGAGCACATTTAGATCCTAAGAATCCACAGCAACCTCAAGAAGAATTAGAAAGTCCATATGGATTTCCTGGTGATGGAGGAACTATACCTCCAGGTGCTACAGTAAATGAATTAATGAAAAATTTAAATCGAGATTATGAAGATCTTGGTTTTAAAGAAGGCCCATCGTATACAGGTTCTCCACAAATAGAACCTGCTAGAATAGCTGCAGAACAAATGCAGAAGTTAATACATGATCAGCTTGAAGAAAGTAAAGCTATTACAATTATGCGTCATGTATTTTTTGAAATGGCATTGATGGGTACAGGAATTTTAAAAGGGCCTTTTACAGATACAAAAGAATATCATGCATTTTCTACAGCAGAAGATGATGAAGGTAATGTAGAAAGAGTTCATGCAACTAAAATGAAAACAGTTCCAAGTATAGAAGCTGTATCATGTTGGGATTTTTATCCAGATCCAAATGCTACAACTATGGATGATTGTGATTATGTAATCCAAAGACATTCATACAATAAAGCACAGTTTGAAGATCTAGCAGATAAACCAATGTTTGATAGAGAAGCTGTGAT